TTATGATGATTTTGATAAGCCGTATACTTCTCTTAAAAATGGGAACGGTATCGGCTTTGAACTGGTATTAATTCGTGCATGTCTCGAATTTTTGTTCCCGTGTATTGTTAGATGGGTAATGAGTGATTCTATAAGTTTCTTTTTCTTGCGTTGCCAGACCCAATATTTACAAACTATTTCCCCACCACTTTTGCTATTGCTAGGATAGACGAGTCTAATCTTGTTGTGGATTTTTTTAGCGTCATAGTTTTTGTTTTTATCTATTATGTAACCAACTATCGACACAATAAGAGAAATACAAATAAAAGTTATGCATATGTCTAATAATAAATGATATAACTTTTGGATATATAAAATTAATTGCGACTTGCATAGATAATAGTCTTCTTGGTTAATTCCGAATATATTTAGAAAATCTATTAAAAAATTTTCAATGAAAACAATAACTGAGTGTAACTTTTCGTTCATATTTTATTCGCCTCCTCAAGTTTGTTCATCATATCTTTAGCCATCTGATCAGTAACATGCGTGTATATCTCTAAAGTTGTTTTATAATCACTGTGGCCAACTCTATCTTGTATCGCTTTTAGGTTTATTCCTAATTGCGCAAGTGTAGATATATGTGTATGACGTAATGTGTGCGTTGTCACACGTTTGTTAATTGAACTAATCTCAGTAGCCTCTTTAATAATGCTATTCACTTTGTTTAAGTCTATAGGACTACCAGCTGTATTAGTGAATACATATCCTCTATCAATAAAATCTTCATTCCACTGGTTTTCTTTCTTATTATCCAAAATAAGTGTTTTAAGTAAGTTGATACTTTGGGTAGTTAGTCCTATTGTTCTATAACTTTTACTTGTTTTAGTAGTTTCTTTTACTCCAAATGCTCCCGTTTCTTTATCGGTTACCCAATTAATTGTACCGTCGATATCTAGAGTTTTATCTTCATAGTTTATATTGTCTTTCTTGATTGCTAGGAGTTCGCCAATGCGCATTCCATTGTTAATTTGAAATTCTACTAATGCTTTTACCATTTCATAGTTACGTTTACGTGTAGCATGACGCTTATGTTTAATTAGATAGTCGAAGCATTGAAGTAACTCCTTTACTTCGCTATCTTCTAAATAGTTATTACGTTTAGCTTGAAGTTCGTTTCTGGTTTGGGCTTTCTTGGGTATATCTATTTTATCTAACACACTAATATCGTGCAGATCATAATATTTAAACGCATATTTGAAAACGGAACGAATAACAATAACAAGAGATTGAACATGGCCAATACTATGTGATTTAGCCCATTCATTAATGATGTTTTGTAAGTAGGTGTGCGTAATCTTGCTGATGAGTACTTTGCTATCAATAGCATTTTTGACTGTATTAGCATTACTTTTCTTTTCTTTAATAGTGGTTGGTTTTGAGCCTGAATGTGTCTTGTAATGTTCTAACCATTCATCGCACGCATCATGGAACGTTAAGTTTTCAAGTTGTTTCGTACTGTTATGTTTCAAACGTTGCTCAATTATTTTATTTAATTCTAATTGAGCGTCCTTTTGGCTACGTACATTATTCTTGTTACGTGTAACTGATACTGTTTTATACTTGCCAGTTAAAGGGTCTGTATAGCGCTCTAAATAGCGATAGGCCGTACTATTGTTTTTGGTGATTTCACGAACCCACATTTGTCATCCCTCCTTGTCATCTTCGTCGCTTTTTTCTCTGTAGTTTTTTAGATGGTCGTATTTTTTCATTGAGATATTTAATATGTATAAAGTATTAATGATGGCTATTAGCAATATAATGATAAAGACAATAATTACTAAACTTTCGAATTTAAAAGGTAATTTGAACAAAAAAATACCCTAATAATCCTAAATCTTATACTTATCGAATTTCATAACATATCTCCAATGAAAGTTATTTTTTTGAATAAAAAGCTCATTTATTCGTTTTTGTATTTAAAAAATTGGAATTCAGCAACGCTTATGCGAGCAATAATTCAAAGTTTTTATCGAAAAAAACATGTTTATTTTGTGTTTTGGTGTATTTGGTGTTCATATATGAGTGCGCCAAATTTAGTATCACCTTATCCATTTGTTAAATTTCATTATTTTCCCCTTTGTTTACTCTTATTTTATTATTTATCTTTAAGTGATTGGATGTTGTTGTGAATAGCAAACATTTTTAATTGTTTTTTATTTAACATAGATTCTTTTCTGAAATCATTAAAATCTTTTTGTAGCTGTTCAATATCTTCGTTTAAATCTACTTGTTCTTGCGATAATTTAGTAACTAAAAACGAATTAATGATTTCATTTATCATATTTTTATCATATTCATTTAACATTACACCGTTATAAAATTTTTGATTTGCATTATCTTTAAGGTGAAAAGCTATATCATTTATAGGTCTTTCTAAATTAACAGAGTGTTTCTTTTTCTTATCATCCTCATATACAAATATATTCTTTTTTCTATTTCTTTCATCTTTATTTCCAACTTTTTTATGCAAATCTTCATAGAAAGTATTGAAATCTTTGTATAAATTTTCCAGATCTTCACTATTTATTTCGCTATCTTCAGCATTTATAAACTCATTTAAAATATATTTGATTTCATTGTCTACATCTTGTATTGATTTAGATTGATCATTTATTTTTGAGTTTTTAAATCCTAGTAATAATAAAAACAATGTTCTAGTAGTCGGGAATTTCCTTTTATTATTTTCAAGTTTACTAATATAGCCTACTGATACGTTTGATAGTTTAGAAAGTTGATTTACAGATAACTTTAATTGTTTTCTATATTCCTTTAATATATCTCCAAATTTCATAAAATCACCTCTATTTCATTATACAACAATTATAGGGATTAATTCCAAAGAATAAAAGTATTGACTGTGAAATATGATTCGTGGTACATTCTTTTTGTAGGCAATTCCTAAAAATATGAAAGCCTACAAATGGAGGCGATAATATGAAAAATAATTTAAGTATGATTATGGGGCGAAAAAGGATTACAGCTACAAAATTGAGTGAAGATACCGGTGTTTCTAGAACTACAATTCATGAGTTGTATCACGAAAAACAAATTAATCCAAGTTTTAGTACTGTTTCGAAATTGTGTAAATCCCTTGATGTAACTTTGAACGAATTTTTTGGAATCAATGAAAAAGAGGGGGTCAAATAAATGTCTAGAACAAAATTGCAAGACTTTCCATCAAAAGAAAATACAGTTACAGAACCGAAGCAAGTTGTAGTAAATCCGTTGTTTGCGAAACCTAATGCACTAGCTGGTATTTTTGGAATTTCATACAGTTCGGTGAATCGCATTTTAAAAGAATGGGAAAAAGATTCTAAAGGTGTTGATGATTTATATTATTCACTATCATCAACATTGATTGTTATCAGTATTCCGCGATTCGAGGAGTACATGAAGGTGCGTCATAAAAAATGGATGTAGGAGGTAAAGCAATGAAAATATACTTAACTTATATCTGCTTAGTTTCATTGTTAACAATTTTATTACTAGCAATATCTAACATGTATGTCGCTTTTAGTGTATACGGCATAATGGTAACTTATGGATTTAATTTAACAGGAGGATTAGAAAATGAATAATGAACAAAAAGAAGTAATAGAACACTTGGTTTATCAACTTGAGTTAAGTGTCATGAATAATTTGGAAAGTTACGAACACACAGAATATGTTAATGGTATTGAAGTGGTTTCAGAGATCAGTCGTGAAAAGCACTTAGAATTGATAATGAAATGGTGTGCACAAGAATTAAAGAATAATTTTCAATTAGAGAAAGGAGAATAAAAATGAATTGGGAAATTAAAGATTTAATGTGTGACATTGAAGTGATAAAACAAAAAATTAATGATGTAGCTACCAAACATGCTTGGTTTGTTGAAGATAGATTTGTAAAAAAAGAATTAGAAACAAAACAGGAACATATTAATTTTTCTGCTAGCTATTTAGAACATCGTATACAAAATGAACATACAGTTGAGTTATTACAGGTGTACTTAAAAGAATTCGGTGAACTTATACAAAAGTTTCATGAAATAGAAAAAGCATCATCTGAGAACTTTGGCGAGGAATCAGATGACGCACAAAAATTAAAAATCACAGAGTAATTTAGAAATTACACATGTTTATTATAACATTTTTTACTCTGTGAATCACTAGAGGTGCAAAAAATGAATGAAATTAAATTAGAATATGACACACATGTTTCAGTGGTACATTATGAAAGTTTAGACTCACGTTCATTTAAGAGCTTTTCAAAACCTAAATGGAGTAAGTTAATTAATAAACTGTCTGTGCCTATAGAAGCAAATTATAAGTATGCACGTGGTGTTGCTGTTTACGGTGATATTAAAAACGGTGCAAATAATCATGGTGAAATTATCAAAAAGCATCGCAATGACGTTAATGTCGTATACAGAGATGTGATTGTACTTGATTACGATGAAATAAATGATTTAAAGCAATTACATGAAGCAATCAGCTCAGCTTTAAGCAATGTTGCATGGTTTTGGCACACAAGTTACTCGCACAGAACTGAACAAGCTAGAATACGCCTGTATATCCCTCTAAATGAGCGAATAAGTGCAGATGATTATCGTAAATATTCAAAGGTATTAGCAAACAAAATTGGTCATAAAGTTGATGAAGGTTCATATCAGCCAAGTAGATGTTTTGCATTACCAGTTATTCAAAAAGGGCACATATTTATTAAGCGAGTGAATGACTGTCCAATTATGGATGTTGATATGCTTGAACAGTGGTTAAAGGAGTATGAACAATCAAATGCTAGTCCTAATGTCATAGGATACACCCGACGCGATAGTGCGTATTGGCGAGATATAGCTTTTGGTGTAAGTGAGGGAGAGCGCAATTCAACATTGGCTTCAATTACAGGTTATCTTTTGCGTAGATATGTAGATCCAAACTTAGTTTATGGGTTAGTGAGTGCGTGGGCAAGTGTATGCAAACCACCTATTAATCAAAGTGAAGTAAACAATACTTTTAAAAGTATTTTAAAAAAAGATAGTAAAAACAGTTAGAAATGGAGGTTTTTGTTTGGCAGATGTTACAAACGAAGAAGTATTTGAAATGATTGATAGCAGAACCGGTGTTTTAAATGCTAATGATTGGAAAAGTCAATTAAGGCGTTCTGCTACTACACAAGCATTGAAAAAAACGACTACAAATGCTGAAATCATATTGTGTAATGATGAGAGTTTAAAAGGGCTAGTACAATATGACGCTTTTGAAAAAGTAACCAAACTGAAACGTCTACCGTATTGGAGGTCAAAAGGGGATGCGAATTATTATTGGGCTGATATAGATACCACACATGTGATTTCACATATTGATAAATTGTATAATGTGCAGTTTAGCCGTGATCTTATTGATACTGTAATTGAAAAGGAAGCTTATCAAAATAGATTCCACCCTATTAAATCGATGATTGAATCTAAATCATGGGACGGAATCAAAAGAATTGAAACGCTCTTCATTGATTATTTAGGTGCTGAAGATAACCACTACAATAGAGAAGTTACAAAAAAATGGATGATGGGTGCAGTTGCTAGAATCTATCAGCCAGGTATTAAATATGATTGCATGATTATTTTATATGGTGGTCAAGGTGTTGGGAAATCTACGGCAGTGAGTAAATTGGGAGGTCATTGGTATAACCAAAGTATTAAAACGTTTAAAGGTGATGAGGTCTATAAGAAATTGCAGGGTTCTTGGATATGTGAAATTGAAGAACTGTCGGCATTTCAAAAGTCTACTATTGAAGATATTAAGGGTTTTATAAGTGCCATTGTAGATATTTATAGAGCTTCGTATGGTAAACGCACAGAGCGTCATCCTAGACAGTGTGTGTTTGTAGGGACAACCAATAACTATGAGTTTTTAAAAGACCAAACAGGCAATCGTCGTTTTTTCCCTATTACTACAGATAAAAATAAAGCAACTAAAAGCCCATTTGACGATCTAACACCAGTTGTTGTGCAACAAATGTTTGCCGAAGCTAAAGTATATTTTGATGAGAATCCGACGGATAAAGCATTGTTGCTAGATAAAGAAGCGAGTGAAATGGCTTTAAAAGTCCAAGAAGCTCATTCTGAAAAAGATGCTTTAGTTGGAGAAATAGAAGAATTTCTTGAACGTCCTATTCCGTCAGACTATTGGTATAGAACGTTAGAAGAAAAAAGAGTGTCTGCGCATGATGTTATAGACCAAGACTATATTAAATTATATGGTGATGGTAAATTGATTGAATTACCGAATGCAAAACCAGGTGCTTATGTATGGCGTGACAAGGTATGTAGCATGGAAATTTGGAAAGTGATGATGAAACGAGATGACCAACCACAACAACACCATTTAAGAAAAATTGATAAAGCGTTAAGAAATACAAGTTATTGTGGGCAAAGTAAGTCGCGTCATAGATTTGGTGAAGGTATTGGTAGACAATATGGTTTTGGTATTAATTTAATATCCTATTATCAAGGTTTAAAAAGCAAAGAACAAAAATAACGGGACAACGGGACGATTATGGGACAATGGTAGGACACCTTCAATCTCTTGTGGCAGTAAGCATTATGTTATGTTTGTCCCTGTGTCCCGCAACTTTTACCCTAAACTTTTAAAATAATATATACACATTAAAAAATATATAAGTGTAGGCATAAAACAGTGGGACAATGGGACAGATAACTTTAATCCATTGGGAGAGTGGTGTTTGAGCATTGTCCTGACAATGTCCTGAAACATATTGAAAATAGCGAAATGGGACACCTATCAAAAATTAGGAGGAAGAAAATGAATAAAAATCAATTAAAGTCAGAAATTTTAGAATATATAAAGGCGCATGTTGGTACATCATTTGTAGAAATAGAACGTGTATTTGAAGAAAATAACTTTGATTATAAAGGTGACGGCGCATATACAAGTGGTCAACATCCCAATGTTGTGTTTTGGATTGGGTGGAATCAAGAAGCGTTTGATGTTATCGCTGAACTTAAAAAAGACAGACGTATTGAGATGGATATTTGTGAGCCAATTGTTTATATGGTTGATGGTAAAGGTTTGGATTTGCCTATTGTAAGGTCGAAAAACATTAAAACAGATCATTGGCTACCTGTCACGTTTACTATTAGTAAGAAAGAAACGGAGTGTGTCTAATATGAATGACAAAGAGAAAATTTATAATCAACTTCATCATGATGCACCAATTCAAATTATGCCAGCACCCGAAAATTTATTTGTCGAATATATAGAAGATGGCGAAGTGTGGTATTCACCAGTTGTATGTATGGCTTTAAATAAAGCGCATAATATTAATTTCTATGATAGTGATGATGTGGGATGCATCGATAAAGCGGGTACATTTAGCATTAAAAAATTTAATCCTGAGACAGGTGAGTTTGAACAATTCAGCAAAATGGCTCAAAAGGAGGTAACACAATGAACATAGAAACTATCGTAAATCAATTTGAAACACGAGCAGGCACGTTACTAAGGTACTACACTGGATTATTAGAACATAGTAAAGTACAACCGTGTTGCTTTAAGTTATACAATGATCCATTTGATATGGTTTATGTGATGATGAATGGGAAGTTATTCGGTCATGTATATATTAAAGATTGTAAAGTAAGGCAATCATTTGAATTAGCGTCACCTAAGCACACTGAGGGGCTTATAAGAAGTATAGAAGGTCATTATGTAGGTTATGAATTACATGACGGTAAACAGCTTTCTATTAGTGATATGATGGCCAGTCAATTATTTGAAGATGAGTATTTTATGTATGGATTACAAACATATGCAGAATCAAATAATAGTGATGTGTTTGAGTACCTAGAAAATGGATTTGATACCGATACACTTGAGGGCATTCAATCGAGTAATACTGATGTGATAGCGAATATTGAAATGTTGTATCAGTTAGCTACAGGAATCAATGAACCAGCACCAGAGTTAGTTGAGGGGTTGAGATTAGTAACTGAGTTTGTACAAGATGAGAATGCGACACAAGAGGATTACAAGGCTTTAGAATGTAAATTGAATAATCTAAAAGCGTCTTACTATAGCTTGAGTAAATAATGTTATGAGGGGTCACATGTAGTGTGTGGCTCCTAATAAAAATAATAAGGTTATAGCAATGTATACGAATTTTGGTGATGCTAATACAAGCTAAAGTTTGTGTTTTTGGTATAGTCTAAAAGTTAAGTTTGTTCGCAATTTGTTCGCTCTATTATATCGAACTTAAGTTCTGTATTGCTGTGATGTAAAAGGCTCTTTATTAATTATTTAATGTGGTTTTATAAGCGTTATATGCGACAAGCTAAACAACTGATAAAACGCGACTCAAAGCGAACGTAAGTTTGTTTTAGACCTGTAAAAATGGTATAATTTAGGTATGGAATAATCAAAAGAAAGAGGTGTAGAAATGCAAGGTATCGTAGAAAAAGAGACGTATCATTTACCCACCGAACACCTGCAAGTTTTCAATGTGATAAAAAATACGTCCAATAAGTATATTACTAAAACTAAAATCTTAAATCAATTAGGATATGAATATAATTCAAGCAATGAACGATGGTTAAGAAAAGTAATCAATTCATTAGTATATGATTATGGCTATCCTATCGGATGTAGTTATAAACCTAGTGAACGTGGTTACTACATTATTACGACAGAACAAGAAAAGCAACAAGCGATGATAAGTATTAAAAAGCTAGCTGATGGCAGTATGAAACGCTATGAAGCTTTGAAACGAATTGAAGTGTAAAGGGGATAAAAATGAAAACTGAATCGTACTTTAAAGAATACAACCAATTTGTATTAGATCAACGCAAGGCTATACAAGAATTGGAACAAGAGCGTAATGCATTGGAAAGTAAAATAAAGTTAGATAAGTCCACATACAAACAGTTAATCATGGATGGACAAGATGACAAGGCAGATAACCTATATCAAGGAACAGATGCTGATGAAAAGAAACTAAAAGCACTTAATAAACGCTTAGAGACAAAGAAAAGTGTATCGAAAGAAGTTAAATATCAAAAGACAATTGAGTTATTAAAACATCAAAGCGAGTTGTCATCATTATATGAATCAGAAAAACAATCAGCTTTAGGTAAATTAAAAAAGGTAGTCGATGCATATAATGAGATCATTGATGAAATAGAAGATATTAATGATAGATATGAAGATGAGCATCAGCAATATGCGAGTATTTATAGTCAAGAACAATTATATGATGATAAAGAGGCTAGGGAAGCATTGAATGGCTACTTTAGAGAAAATATATTTACATCATATATTAATGGTAATGATTTGCCATACGAACACAATAACAAGTTGTTTTTAAAACGTTAAAAAGAAAGGGTAATTAAATGGAAACAAAATACGAGTTAAATAATACTAAAAAGGTCGCAAATGCATTTGGTTTAAATGAAGAAGATACAAATCTATTAATAAATGCAGTTGATTTGGATATTAAAAACAATATGCAGGAGATTTCAAGTGAGTTACAACAATCAGAACAGTCTAAGCAAAAGCAATATGGTACAACGCTACAAAATTTAGCTAAGCAAAACAGGATTATTAAATAGCAATGATTGCCTATCCAATTCGGGTAGGCTCTGTTTATAGGGGTGAATAAATGAAACTGCTTAAAACGAAGAATTGTTTATATTATCGTAATGGTGACAATAAATTATCTGATTATCAACTATTAACGCAATTTAACCCAGCATTTATTAATAAGAAAATTAAGATGTGTGAATTCCAAATTGAAAGTATGTACCATATGAGTGCGTCGACCACAACATGTGATGAAATAATGGGGGTCGTGTCTGTCTCATATCCGATTGAAAAATTAGTTATCAAAATTATTGAAACAAAAGCAGGGTTACAAAACTATAAAAATCGATCTATAAGTAATATGGTGTTGTTGAAAACGGTACTAAATCATTATACAGAAAAAGAGCAGAAGCAAGTTGTAAAATATATGCGTTCAAATGGACGATATAAGCCCTACAACGTCATTGAACGCTTACAAGTTGATTTGTATCAAGCAAGTATTAAACAACGTTCAGAACGTCAAAAACAAAGAAATACAGCAATTGAAAACAGTAAGATTGCACGAGTAAATGAATATCACCAATCTTCATATGTAAAAGTGGTGTAACAATGGATAAAAAGCAAATAAAAGACTTCGTTTGTGATTATCATAAGCGAACTAGAAGTGATGTGTTGATAGATGATGAAATAAATACCGATGAATTCTTTTCAATAGGTGATGAAAATTCTAATGAATGGATGGCAGACGATAACATTGATGATCATATTGTAAAGAATCACTTAGAAATGATTGTTGACCAAGTAGCTAATGATAAAGAGTTTTATATTTTCGATTCTTTAATACAAGGACGTAGTTTTAAAGATATTAGCAATGTCTTAGAGTGTTCAGAACAATCTGTAAGATTATGGTATGAAACCTTATTAGATAAAATTGTGGAGGTGATAGAATGAGTGAGTTAACGGCAAAACAAGCGCGTTTTGTGAATGAGTATATAAGAACACTTAATGTAACACAAAGTGCCATAAAAGCAGGCTATAGCGCAAATAGCGCACATGTGACAGGGTGTAGGTTATTGAAGAAGCCACACATCAAGCAATATATACAAGAACAAAAAGATAAGATTATAGATGAGAATGTATTAACCGCAAAAGAGTTACTACATGTGCTTACGAATGCGGCAGTCGGTGATGAGACAGAAACGAAAGAAGTTGTGGTCAAGCGTGGAGAATATAAAGAGAATCCACAAAGTGGCAAAGTACAGTTAGTCTATAACGAACATGTCGAACTGATAGAAGTGCCAATTAAGCCTAGTGATCGTTTAAAAGCTCGTGATATGTTGGGCAAATACCATAAGTTATTTACAGAAAAGCATGATAAAAACGGTAATGTACCTATATTCATTAATATTGGTGAATGGGATGGCGATGATGAGGAGGTAGATAAGGCAGTGCGAGATGTATCTAACGCTAATCCTAATCATACTGTGATTGTCGATGATATTCCGTTAGAGGATTGAAGAAAATGAAGCTATGCTATTTATAAATTAATACTAATTAGTTTGATACCATAGCTTATTTACTGAGAAAGTAGACTTAAATGTAACAACACCAGTGTTTATTGATAATATTGGTGGGTTTGAGGAGTAGCAATAAAATAAAGGAGGTAATTGTGTAAAATATCTCTTTTTGTTATTTCTTATTTATTTACAACCGATAAAATTAAATGTATTATATATATAACGATCTAGCCATAACTCTATTCGGGTTATGGCTACTTTTATAGGGGTAAATTTATGAAGCCATTTGAAAGTCATAATAAACAATTGAAAATTCTAAGAAGAAGAGGAATGGAAGTACCGAGTAGTGCTAAAAGAGATTTAGAAAATGAAAATTATTATAATATCATAAATGGTTATAAAGATTTATTTTTAGAACTAGATGTTAATGGTAATTTTTTGGTTCCTGATAAATATAAGCAAGGTACTCATTTTAAAGAAGTCTTTTCTTTATACAAACTAGATAGAAAATTTAGGAATGTTTTATTAGAGTATTTGTTAGTATTTGAAACTCATATTAAATCAAGAATTTCATATTATTTTAGCGAAAAATATAGAGAACCACATTCATATTTATACTTTAAAAATTATTCATCTGACACAAGTAAGACAGATAGCATCGTGAAAATGGTTGCTACATTTAGCTCGGTTATGAGTAATAGAAAAAATAAACCATTAAAACATTATATTAATACTCATAATGGAGTGCCACTATGGATATTGGTGAATTATTTAACTTTAGGTAATGTTTCAAAAATGTATTCCAATTTGGATGATGATCTTCGATTGGAAGTTGCTAAAGACTATAAAAGGAAATTGGAAAGAGATTATAAAACACGTGTTCAAATAACTCCATCAGATGTAGACAGTATACTACAACAAGCACATATGTTTCGTAACGTGTGTGCGCATGAAGAAAGATTGTATGATTATAAAATAGACAGGGCTAAAAGTAGAGCTAATATATTCGCCAATTATAACAAAATATACGATAAAGAATACGTTCCTACAATGAATGGTAGTTATGTATTCGATTTGTTGATTTCACTATGTCTATTTTTGAATAAACATGATTACATAAAATTGATGAAAAATATGGATAAACTAATAAGTAATTATTCACATTCTTTCTATACAATTACTATAGATGACCTATATACAAAAATGAATTTTCCAGATCAAACAAAAATACTGGATATGTTATAAAAGATATTTTTTAATGTCACTTACGAGTGGCGTTTTTTTATTTTAAGACGCTGAGAAACGCCCTGTGTTGCAGTGAGGAATGGGAACCACGCACAAATACACTTTAACTGTAAATGTGACCTCGTGAAATATAATCTCAAACATCGCTGGTCAATCTATCTTTGAGATTGGCCGAAGATTGAAACATGTTAAAGAGAATGATTTGGTACATGGAGAATTTAGGCTATGGCTTGAAAAATTGGATTAAGCTAATTATCAGCTAATAGATTTATGAAAATAGCTGAAAATCCAGAATTAAATGTCCCACCAGTGTGATATATGGGCGCAAGTATTTTATACTAATAAGCAACTCTTTTTGAACCAGAATGCACCAAAGAACACATTACATCAAACGGCGAAAATAAAACGCCAGATGAAAAGACTATGAATTTAACGGCAGAGCTCAATTTTGAGCCTTGTAAAATTGCATAAATTAGTTATATAGATGTTATTTATGGGTATTGTATAAACGGGAGGGGCAACGTTATTACTTGCCTATTAGAACATGGAATGGTTCTGCCCCACCTAATCAGGTATTAGGTGACTTATGGGGAGAAATCAGTTAGAATGACATATTCATGTCTATTTAAGCAGGTGCGTTACACACCTGCTTTCTATTTACATTTAAAGATAAAATGTGCTATTATTTTACTAGAACTTTTTAACATTTCTCTCAAGATTTAAATGTAGATAACAGGCAGGTACTGCGGTACTTGCCTATTTTTTATGCAAATTTAAAAAAACACTCGCTTAATAAACATTTGTTTAGTATAATTATATTTGTAGGTTAGTTGATGACTTACAAATTATGCGTAAGGAGGTGAAAAGCCTCATGCTAGACATAATAAAAACACTTCTAGAACATCAAGTATTGGCAGTACTGATAATTCCAGAAGTGTTAAAACAACTTAGAGAATGGCATCTCGGCTACCTAGACCGAAAGCCAAACAACAAAGATTAACATTATGCTTGGAGCCTGATGGCTCCTCCTTACACTTATATAATATAATATTATTTGGAGGTTTTCAATTATGACAGAACAAATGTATTTAATATTGTTTTTATTAAGCCTACCATTGTTATTATTTATCGGGAGAAAAACACATTTTTATTGTTTAGATAAAAAGAATGGACGTAGATAATATGAGTGATTATAAATTAAAAATAATTGAATTGATCAAAAGTGATATAACAGGTTACCAAATTCACAAACAAACTGGCGTAGCGCAATATGTAATTTCACAATTAAGGCAAGGAAAGCGCGAAGTAGATAACTTAACTTTAAATACAACTGAAAAACTATACAGTTACGCACGACAAGTGTTATAATATAAATGTGAAATGGTCATTCTTGAAATGACTCGGTCGCTACTGGCACAGACCGTTTAAAGTGTCACCACAACATGAACTGAGAATTCATATGACGTTGCTGACGAGCGACAAAGCTCTGTGTTCCTGGATGGGAGTAAGTTTGTGTGGTGGTGCATAACAAGTCGCTGAAATATTTGCGACATAATAAAGCATATTATCGGTTTTATTAAGTGCTAAAGGCACATCTTAACCACCCATACTAGTTACTGGGTGGTTGTTTATATATAACGCAAGTTAACCAAAACTAACTCTATCTAATAAAAAGTATGAAAAATTTACTCATATCTATTGCGTATAAAGTTAAAAGATATTATAGTTAACTATGAAGAAAGTCAACTCTCTATTCCGTTCTTTCTTCCTAACTTGCATTCTTTCGTAGTTAGTTCGTCAAGTAACTATTAATTTAGTTATATACAATCAGGAGTGAATTGTATAGCCCGGCAGAGGCCATATATCTGACTGTTGGTCCCGCAGGAGACATCTTCCTTGTCATCACTCATATACATATATCTTGATAACATAGAGTTGTTATAGTCGCTACGCCACTCATACTAGTTACTGGGTGGTTGTTTTTATGTTATATTATAAATGATCAAACCACACCACCTATTAATTTAGGAGTGTGGTTATTATAAAGGCGAAAAAAAGGCGTAATTGTGAAACTAGGGGCAAGGGGGTAGTATGTTCGCAAAAAGTTCGCAAAGTTACGAAATAGTGTGCATGTTCATAGACTTTCAAAATGAAAATTATGACTATAAATCATTGATTTAATAGCATTTTGAACACTAGTGATTATTCATAAAATAGCAGTATATAAAAGAAGAACAATAATATATAATTTATTGTCAAACCCCGTAGGCATAGGCTTACGGGGCTTTTTGTGTTTTGGGGTATAGAAAAAGGGCAAAAAAGGATGATGTGAATGTTTTGTGTTCGGAATTTGCACAAAGATATGTTTATATTGCAAAAATAATATGAATTTAGATGCATAAAAAAAGAACTACGCATTTTAAATAAAATGCATAGCTCTTCTTTTTCTTGCATACGAATTAAAATAACTCGCGAGACCTATAAGTCTCTTTCCTCACTAGATAGTTTATACTTTTGGTCTGTTGAAGTCAATAATTTTATCTAAAGCTATAAAAAATCTTTTGATAGCTAATGCATTATTATAATAGCTTTCGTTTCTTTTATATCGCTTTTGAAGTTGGTCCAAATCGTGATATCTTGCTTGGATAATTGCATTACTACAAACTTGATTATGTAATTCTAGCGTAGCGAAAGTATCTATGAAATTTTTTATTCCGAACATGTTTCTAGATATGCCTATATTATTCCCTTTTTCAAATAAATATTGAGGTAATCTACTGTCATAATTTAGATTTGCTATGATGGGTTGGTTATGAGCTGATTTGTTTCTTATATTTTTAACTAAAGGCATTAAAATATTAGCAACTCTCAATTCTTCGTCATTGTACTTCTTGTAATAGAAGTTGAGAAACGAAACGAATTGACCTAGTTGCATGAATTCAATGCAAACCCATGCGGGTGGATTTTGATAGTATTTATTCAACTTCTCGGGTAGTTGTCCTCGTTTATTCATATGCTTGAATATTTCGTTTTTATTTTTGATTTTGGTTTCCATAACTTCTTCTGGTGTTCTTGAATTTGTGTCAAAATTTGAATTGCTATATGATTTATCAATACATAAGAACTCATCTATTATTTTATAACCATCTTCTTGGTTATTTTCTGTTATTAGTTTTAAGACTAGATACTTTAAACTATGTTCAATATCTAAAGTTAAATGCAACATTGTGTATCTTAATTTCATATCTATAGTTGCTAAATCTGATAAATAAGCAAATTCTATGAAATAGCCGCCATTCTTTTTTTCGAAATTTTTTCGGAAATAAGCTAGTTTGAAGAAGTAATTATTTTTTCTAAGAATTTCATTTGCTTTTTCGGTGTCAATAATATTAAAAAATATATTCATCTGTTTTAATTTCGCTATTTGCTCATCAAAATTGAGCATAGGCTTAATTTCTGCTAGTGTATCATCTTTTTCCAATTTTAACTCCCCAATCGTTCAAATTTATTCATCATATCTTTCGCCATCTGATTAGTAACATGTGTGTATATCTCTAGATTTTTTTTATAATCTGAATGACCTACATGCTCTTGCATTGCTTTTAAGTTAATTCCTAATTGAGCAAGTGTAGATATATGCGAATGATGTAATGTATGCGTCGTTATAGGTTTCTTAATAGAACTAATATCAGCGCCCCCCTTTAATAATGTGGCTAATTTTGTTCGAGTCGATAGGGCTACCAGACGTATTTGTGAATATGTACTCTCTATCAATAAACTTATCATTCCAAGCATAAGTGTTCTTAGTAAGTCGATGCTTTGGGTAGTGAGCCCTGTGGCCTTATAGCTATTACTTCTTTCAGTTGTCTCCTTTACTCCGAATGCTCCCGTCTTTTTTCAGTTATCCAATTAACTTTACCGTCGATATCTAGCGTTTTATCTTCATAGTTTATATTTACTCTCTTTATTGCAAGTAGCTCACCGATACGCATGTCATTAGCAATTTGAAACTGTACCATAGCTTTTACCATTTTATAATTACGTTTTGTCGTTGGATATTTTTATACTTAATTACATAGTCGAAACAATCCAGTAACTCCTTAACTTCATTATCTTCTAATGTGTTATTATGTTTAGCTAGTAACGCATCACTATAGGGATATCTATTTTATCTATTACACATATAACTTTGAATTGCTTGCTATTTTAAATTAACAAATTTTATTCTCTTAGATTTTGTCCAATTATGTGTAGACGATTTATAGTTATTAAATTCAGAGTGGTAGCAAATTAAAGTTAATCAAGAGTTAAGATGAATTTAATTCATGAACACGTCTATTATTTTTATAATTGTAGCAAATAAAGCTTTACATCAAGGAGGTAATTAAATATGTTCAAAAAATATGACTCAAAAAATTCAATCGTATTAAAATCTATTCTATCGCTAGGTATCATCTATGGGGGAACATTTGGAATATATCCAAAAGCAGACGCGTCAACACAAAATTCCTCAAGTGTACAAGATAAACAATTACAAAAAGTTGAAGAAGTACCAAATAATTCAGAAAAAGCTTTGGTTAAAAAACTTTACGATAGATACAGCAAGGATACAATAAATGGAAAATCTAATAAATCTAGGAATTGGGTTTATTCAGAGAGACCTTTAAATGAAAACCAAGTTCGTATACATTTAGAAGGAACATACACAGTTGCTGGCAGAGTGTATACACCTAAGAGGAATATTACTCTTAATAAAGAAGTTGTCACTTTAAAAGAATTGGATCATATCATAAGATTTGCTCATATTTCCTATGGCTTGTATATGGGAGAACATTTGCCTAAAGGTAACATCGTCATAAATACAAAAGATGGTGGTAAATATACATTAGAGTCGCATAAAGAGCTACAAAAAGATAGGGAAAATGTAAAAATTAATACAGCCGATATAAAAAATGTAACTTTCAAACTTGTGAAAAGTGTTAATGACATTGAACAAGTTTGA